TGCACAGAAAAACACACGGTAATTTTAAAAGGAGCCTTGAAATGGCAGAATACAAAGGAATGCCATACCTGAAAAACAAGCTTGCTATTAAACGGACGCGGGTCGGTTTAAGGTATGACTTTTACGAAATGAAGAATATCGTTCGGGACTTCGGCATCTCTACACCGCCAGATCTTCGCTTCTGGATGAGTACGCTCGGATGGTGTGCGAAGGCCGTTGACAGTCTCGCGGATCGTTTAGCGTTCGATCAGTTCAAAGACGACATTTTTGACATGAACGGAATATATTCCGCGAATAACAAGGACGTCATAATTGACAGCGCAATCCTCGGAGCCTTGATCGGGTCCTGCGACTTCATCCATATTACGACGGATGACAGCGGATTCCCGATGATGCGGGTAATTGATGGCCGGCACGCTACCGGAGTGATTGATCCGACAACAAACATGCTCAAAGAGGGCTACGCGGTTCTGGAATTTGATAGCCAGGACGAGCCTATTGTTGAAGCTTATTACATTCCTGGCGAGACAACCATCTATGAGAAGGGCAAGAAGCCTTACAAGGTCAAGAACGATGCTCCTTACCCGCTTCTGGTTCCGATGATTTACAGGCCGGATGCAGTAAGGCCGTTCGGGCATTCCAGGATAAGTCGTGCATGTATGTCGATTGTTGGATCCGCGATCAGAACGGTGAAGCGTTCAGAGATTTCGGCAGAGTTTTATAGCTATCCGCAGAAGTACATTCTCGGAATGGATGAAAGTGCTGAGCAGATGGACAAGTGGAAAGCCTCTATGTCCTCCATGCTTCGGATTGACAAGGATGAGGACGGCGATCATCCTGTTGTCGGTCAGTTTATGCAACAGAGCATGACCCCACACGTTGACCAGCTGAGAATGTTCGCAGGATTGTTCGCCGGAGAGACCGGGCTCACGCTTGATGATCTCGGATTTCCATCACAGAATCCGTCGAGTGCGGAAGCAATCAAGGCAAGTCACGAGACGATGCGCCTGACGGCAAGAAAAGCCCAGGCTAATTTCGGAGTCGGTCTTTTGAATGCCGGTTATCTGGCTGCGTGCGTTCGTGATAAGTATCCATACCTTAGAAAACAGGTCGCAAGCACTCGTCCGATATGGCTTCCGATCTTCGAGCCGGATGCGGCGGCGCTTTCCGGAATTGGCGATGCGATTGTTAAGATACAGACGGCATTCCCGGAGTATTTCACGGAAGACAAGATGCGTGAGCTGACGGGTATCTGATCATGGATACAAAAGCAGTATTGACTCAGGTATTAAAAGAATATGAGCACTATCTGGAAACGGATCCGAAAGTTGATGTGTTGTATCGGCTCTTAAAAGCTGGTAAGGCAGGGCACAAACAAGCGCTTCAACTTGCCCAGGAGACAGGCGGCTCTTTGGCGGATTCACTTATTTCGGCAATTCTTCCAGGACTCGGGCCGGATGAAACAATCAGCGTTGACGATGCGCTTGCGGTCATCCCTCAGGCGCTCCGAAGCAATCACCGATATGTTAATGAATACTTGGCACAGGTTCAGCGTCGACTTAATGAGTCCGCAGGCATTGGATTGCAGCCGGTTAACGCTGCATTTGACGAGACTGGTGCGAGAATAATCGCGAAGGAAGTAGCGAAGGACTTCCGCAAAGCTGTAAAAGAGTTCAAGACGGAAGTGAAGACGTTCTCCGCGCATACCGTTGACAGCTCCATAAGAGCAAACGCGAAAGCGCAGACTGAAGCGGGGCTGAACGTTACTGTCACACGAATATATGACGGTGTCGGGCTTAGTAATGGCCGGACCTGCCAATGGTGCCTTGATCGGTGCGGTACTGATATGCCATACTCCGAAGCCTATGAAAAAGGAGCATTCGAACGGCATCCTGGATGCGGTTGTGAATTGCTTTATAAAGTAAATAAGCGCGTACAGCGTCAGACAGACTGGACATCGAATAAGTGGGAAGATGTTACAGATGAAAAGACGCTCGAAAAACGGAAAACCTATGGCCTTTAATAGCGAGGAGGTGACGCCTTTGAGGGTAGTTCGGCAGCAAGTTGACAGCGCATAGGAGGTTTAAAGATGGACACAAGGATCGGGAGGCAATCCCCGACGGTGTCCGTAATTTTGCCTTACTCCGATACGAAAGGCCCGGAAGCAGTTGAACTGTATAACGGCACAGAACGCACTGCTCAGGAATGGCAAGAGGCTCTGCTTTATGACATCATGGCGGTCAATGAGCAGGGGCTATGGATCCATCAGAAATTCGGATACAGCATCCCGCGAAGGAATGGCAAATCCGAGGATGTGTTGATGCGGTGCCTGTGGGGCTTGGATCATGGCGAGCGAATCCTCTACACCGCGCATCGTGCGACAACCTCTCACGCAGTCTGGGAGCGACTTGGCCGGCTCTGTGAGAAGTCAGATATAACAGTTCTATCATCGTTCAGAGCGTTCGGCAAAGAGCATCTTTACTGCGAAGGCGATGCTGTTATTGAGTTCCGGACAAGGACCTCGACCGGCGGCCTCGGTGAAGGATATGATCTTTTGATCATCGACGAAGCGCAGGAATATACTCCGGAGCAGGAGACCTCGCTGAAGTATGTCGTTTCGGATTCCCTTAATCCGCAGACAATCATGCTCGGCACACCTCCGACAGCAATCAGCGCCGGTACGGTCTTTCCGAAGTTTCGGACGAAGGTCCTTCAGGGTGAAAGCTACGAATCTGGATGGGCTGAGTGGTCCGTTCCGGAGCAGACTGATCCGAACGATGTCGAAGCCTGGTATGAAACTAATCCGTCACTCGGAACGATTCTCAAAGAGCGGACGATCCGCTCGGAGATTGGCAACGATGCGATTGACTTCAACATCCAGCGCCTCGGGCTTTGGATTAAGTACAATCAGAAGTCAGCAATCAGTAAGAACGAGTGGCAAGCCTTAGAGACAGACAAGCTTCCGAAGCTTAACGGCCAGCTGTTCGCCGGTATAAAGTTCGGCATTGATGGAAACAACGTAGCGCTTTCGATTGCAGTTCGAACGGATGGCGGGAAGATTTTCCTGGAAGCCTATGCCTGCAAACCAGTGAGCGCGGGAATGGCATGGATCCTTAACTTTATCGACAAGGCTGACGTGTGCAAGGTCGCTGTTGACGGTAAGAGCGGAACAGGCATTCTCGAAGATGCGATGAAGCAGGCGAAGCTTAAAAAGCCAATCATTCCGAACGTTGCTGAGTTCATCAAAGCCAATGCGATGTTTGAGCAGGGGCTGTCATCTGCGTCAATCGTCCATATGAAGCAGTCAGCTGCGGAGCAGGTCATTACGAACTGCGAAAAGCGGGCAATCGGCAGCGGCGGAGGCTTCGGCTATAAGTCACAGCTTGAAGGCGCAGACATCGCGATCCTGGACAGCATGATCCTGGCACACTGGTTGTGTGTGGAGACAAAGGCAAAGAAAACACAAACAATAGCGTATTAAGGCATCGGGAGACCGGTGCTTTTTTAATACCAAAAAATTACGGATACCACCCGGCAAGTGGGGAAAGGAACTAAACATGACAGAGTTTACACCTATCGAAACTCAGGAACAGTTCGACGCGATGGTGAAGGATCGCATCGCACGCGCAGAAAAAGCCGCTGCTGAGAAATACAGCGATTATGACGCGGTGAAAAAGCAGAACGCAGACCTCGCAACACAGGTCGCACAACTTAACGAACAACTTAAAAAGCAAGCAGAGACCATCGACGGCAATAAGGCCGTTGTTGATGATTTAACGGCGAAAGTGCATGGATACGAGACCGCCTCGGTAAAAACGAAGATTGCGCTTGAGCTGGGGCTACCGTATCAGATGGCCGACCGCCTTACCGGAACGGATGAAGAGTCGATTCGGAAGGATGCGGAATCAATGGTCGCGCTGATCGGAATGAACAAGCCAAAGGTGCCGCTCGGAAATCCTGAGCCGGACGCCGGAGGAGACCCGAAAGATGCCGTGTGGAAGAAATTCGCGGCGAGTTTATCAAAAGACCAAACATAATAAGGAGGACCTAATATGGGTACCAGAACAGCTGCTGGGAACAATTTCCCGACTGAATTAGCAAATGAAATGTTTCTCGCGGTGCAGGGCCACTCGACCCTTGCAAAACTGTCCGCACAGAAGCCGATCCCGTTCAACGGTGAGACGGTCTTCACCTTCTCCGGTGTTGGTGAAGCGTCGATCGTTGGTGAAGGCGCAAGCAAACCGGCCGGCGCGGCTACTATCGAGCCGAAGGTTATCCGCCCGCTGAAGTTTGTCTATCAGCACCGCGTATCCAATGAATTTATCTACAATGCAGAAAGCAAACTGCCGTATCTCCAGAGCTTCGCTGAAGCTTTCGCGAGAGTGATCGCCCGCGGCCTCGATATCGCGGCTATTCACGGAATCAACCCGGCTGATCTCGCAGCAGCGTCCTTCCAGAGCACCAACAGCTTTGACGGACTTGTCACCAATACTGTAACCTATGCGGCTGCTAATGTTGATGCTAACATCGACGCGGCGGTTCAGATGGTTCTCGCCGATGATGCTGTTGTCAATGGCATCGCGCTGTCTCCGGTTGCCGGTGCAGCGATGGCGGCGATCAAGGTCAATGGCGTTCCGCAGTATCCGGAATTCCGTTTCGGCCAGAATCCGAGCGCTTTCTATGGCATGGCTTCGGATGTTAATGGCACGGTTAACGTTACCGGCGCCGCTACCGGATCTCAGACCGATCATGCTATCGTCGGTGACTTCCAGAACGCATTCCGCTGGGGCTATGCGAAGAACATCCCGCTCGAAGTTATCGAATATGGCGATCCGGATGGTCTTGGCGACCTGAAGCGCACGAACGAAGTCGTTCTCCGTGCCGAAGCGTTCATCGGCTGGGGCATCCTCAACGCTGACAGCTTCGCGATCGTCAAGGCGTAATCATGGAGTACCGGAACACGAAAACCGGTGCAGTGATTAACGTTGATTCTGAAATTGGCGGGCACTGGGAGCCGGTAAAAGCTTCCTCTCCCGCCAAGGAGGAACCTGCGCCGACCAAGAAAAGAAGGACGACAAAAAAATGAGCGCATTCGCAACACTGGAGGACGTGATTGCTCTTACGGGCAAGAACTATACCGATGACGAACAGGCAAGGATCAACACGCTCCTTCCAATTATGTCGGACGCGCTCAGGCAAGAAGCCGTAAAGGTCGGGAAAGATCTCGACGATATGGTTGATAGCAGCCAGTCTTATGCCAGTGTTGTGAAACTTGTTACTGTCGACGTTGTTGTAAGAGCAATGAGGCAGTCAACGGACGGCGATCCGATGACGCAGGAGTCTCAGAGCGCGATCAATTACTCGTGGTCAGGGACTTACGCAATACCTGGAGGCGGATTTGCTGCGGCGATCATGAAAAACGACCTGAAGCGGCTTGGACTGAGGCGTCAACGGTATGGAGTGATTGAGTTCTACGGTCAGGAGGACCAATAAAATGCTTTTACCATTCTGGCAGACAACGATCACGCGAATCCGGCCAGGCACTAAGTTCGAACGAGGCTCAGCGGTTCCCGACTGGGAAAACGTATCGAGGCTTGATATTAACGAGTGCCTGGTTCAGCCGGTAAGCACGTCACTGACTCAGGATGGACGTATTCAAGGAATCACGGACGGCTTAATGGCCTGTGCTCCGCTCGATGCAGACATTAAGGCCGGCGATCGTGTGGAATATCTTGGCGACGTTTACACGATTAACGGCGATGTCATGAAGTGGGTCGGGGTTGGCCGCCTTGAGCACGTCCAATTTAATCTCGTGAGGTGGCGCGGATGAGCGTGAGTAGTATCAAGTTCTATCCGCAGGGATTCGCCGAGTGCCTTGAAGGACTTTCCGGCGAT